ATGGAAGACAACAAGGTTGCTGTCGAATCTGGTCTGCGTACAGAAATTGCAGAGAAGTTTATGACTTCACTCAAGGACCTGTTCACAGAGTCATATATCGAAGTGCCTGAGTCCAAAGTTGACCTGGTTGACGAACTTGCCGCAGAAGTAGAAGAGCTTGAAGAAGCCCATAATACTGCTGTTGCACAAACACTTGCAATGCAGGAAGAACTAGAAGTATTAAAGCGTGATGCAATCATCCGTGAAGCTGCTGAAGGTCTTGCCGCTACTCAAGTTGAAAAACTTAAGAAATTGGCTGAAGATGTAGATTTTGAAGATGCCGAAGCCTTTGCACAAAAGGTAGAGACAATCAAAGAATCATACTTTACCAAAAAAGTGGCTGAGTCTGCTGATATTGTAGAAGAAGATGATGATGGCGAAGCCATTATTGAATCTTCTGGTTCAATGGCTCAGTATATTCAAGCAATTCAAAGATCCAAAAAATAATTTAGGAGTCCAAAAAAATGCAAAATACTGTCTCTTATGACAAGCTAATGGAAAAGTGGGCACCTGTACTGAACAAAGAATCAGCAGGCACTATCCAAGACGCGCACCGGAAAGCTGTAACAGCAGCTGTTCTGGAAAACCAAGAAACTGCTCTCCGTGAGGAAGGCCTTCTTGAAACCAATAACACAACCGCAGTAACAGGTGGTGGTACAGCTAACTGGAATCCAGTACTGATCGCACTTGTACGTCGTGCAATGCCTAACCTAATGGCATATGATATTTGTGGTGTTCAGCCAATGTCAGGTCCAACAGGCTTGATCTTTGCAATGAAGTCACGTTATCAGACAACCAAATCAGGTGCATCTGCAAATGATGAAGCATTGTTTGGTGAAGCAGTTGCTAACTACTCAGGTGATTCAGGTACTGCTGCACAATCTGCAGACCCATCAGGTCTATCAGGTGTAGCAGATGGTTCGCATGTAGCAGCTGACTCAAGCATCGATAACGAGCGTGATTCATCACTACCAAATGCAGCTATTGATCCATACACAACTGTAGAAGCAGAAGCGCTTGGTGCAGCTGGTGGTGAGCAGTTTGCTGAAATGGGTTTCACCATTGAAAAAGCAACAGTGACTGCAAAGTCACGTGCTCTGAAAGCAGAATACACATTGGAACTGGCTCAGGATCTTAAAGCTATTCATGGCTTGGATGCTGAAACAGAACTGGCTAACATTCTGTCAACAGAAATCATGGCTGAAATCAACCGTGAAGTTGTACGTACAATCAATGCACAAGCTAAGACTGGTGCTGGTACAAATAACACTGCCATCAATGGTATCTTTGATGTACAGACAGATGCCGATGGGCGTTGGTCTGTTGAAAAGTTCAAAGGCCTAATCATGCAGATTGAGCGTGAAGCTAACCAGATTGCTAAAGACACACGTCGGGGCAAAGGTAACTTCATGATCTGTTCATCTGACGTTGCATCTGCTCTTGCTGCTTCTGGCATGCTTGACTATGCTCCTGCAATGAACACTGCACTGAATGTTGACGACACAGGTAACACCTTCGCTGGTGTACTAAATGGTCGTACACGCGTATACATTGACCCATATTCAACTGCTGACTATGTCAACGTTGGTTATAAGGGTACAAACCCATACGACGCAGGTCTCTTCTATTGCCCATACGTACCATTAACAATGGTTCGTGCAGTAGGTGAGGACACATTCCAGCCGAAGATTGGCTTTAAGACTCGCTACGGCATGGTCTCAAATCCATTCGTTGGTGCAACACCTGCAAACGGTTTGGCTGCTAACAAGACAAACCAATACTACCGTATCTTCCGGGTTGACAACATCCTGGGTGCATAAGGTTAATACCTATAAAAAAGGGGAGGGAGCTTCGGCTCCCTCTTTTTTTAACTTACATTTGATATAAATAGTAGTACTATGGCACTTACAACTAACTTTAACTATCTTCAACCAACCAGTTTTAAATTGGTTATTGACCGAAAGAACTTTCCTAACCTAGAGTTCTTTTGCCAAAATGTGACACATCCAGGTCTATTAATGCCTGCTGCTGAACAACCTGTTCGTAGATTACAAAGCATTCCATATCCCGGCGAATCAATTACCATCAATGAATTTTCTTGCAACATTCTCTTAGATGAAAATATGCTTGCATATGAGGAAATGTATAAATGGTTATTAAGAAACCAGGTATCAAATATGGGAACAGTAACCAGATCTGTACAAAGATCATCTGCTCCACCAACAAATGCAGACATTACATTATCAATACTATCAAGCCATAATAATCTTACAAATCAGTTTAGATATGTTGATGCAATTCCTACATCGTTGGGTGATATTGTATTTGAATCTACTGCAACAGGTTCGGAATATATCTCATTTAATGCCACATTTAGATTTAGTTATTTTGAACTAAAAACCGTAAATGGGGCAACAGGATCAATAACTGATTCATTTAATATTAATGGATAAATAACACTTTACATTTAATGCTTTTTGTGATATAATTATAATATGATCGACTTAAAACAAATCCATGAAATGTGGTCAGAAGACTGCAAGATATCTCAATCCAAACTAGATGAGACTTCACGTGTAACACCTATGTTACATGCCAAATATCTTGAGCTTTTATCCACAACAAAACTACAACTTAAAAGAGCAGAGTTTGTACAAAAGGGTTTGTTAAAAGACAAATGGTTATATTATAACGGAAAGATGTCACAAGAAGAGTTAGCCGAAAAGGGTTGGGATCCTGATCCATTTAATGGTCTTAAAATACTAAAAGGTGAAATGGAATATTACTATGACTCTGATCCAGAGATTCAGAAGTCAGAAGAAAAAATCCAGTATTATAAGACCGTAGTTGAAACGCTAACAGAAATAATAAATAATATTAATTGGCGACATCAGACAATAGGTAATATGATCAAGTGGAAACAATTCGAGTCTGGAAGTTAGATCATTCCAATCTACAAATAGAATGTGAATCCGGTACGGCACAAGAACTAAATGAATATTTTAGTTTTTTTGTGCCTGGTTATAAGTTTATGCCTGCATTTAGAAATAGAATGTGGGACGGTAAAATTCGCATTTTTACACTCAGAGATAAAACACTTCCTGCAGGTTTATTTTATCATTTAAATGAATTTTGTGATAAAAGAGGATATATACTAAAGTCGGAAACATCTGATTTTGGAAGCCCTGATGAGCGAATACATATCACTAGAAACAGCCTTGATAACTTTTGTAGTAGTCTTAATACCCCTTTCCCTCTTCGGGACTATCAGTATCAATGCGTGGGTGAGGCGATTACAAGAAAAAGAGCAATCCTCCTTAGCCCAACAGGATCAGGAAAATCATTTATCATCTACACACTCATCAGATGGTACCTAGAAAATTATAATGATAAGGTATTAATCATTGTTCCAACCACATCGTTGGTTGAGCAGATGAACTCTGATTTTTGGGAATATGGATTTGATGTTGATAATGAGGTCCATAAGATATATTCAGGTAAAGATAAAAATACAGATAAACGTATTATTGTAAGTACATGGCAATCCATTTATAAACTACCCAAGGTATGGTTTGAACAATTTGGTGCTGTATTTGGTGACGAATGTCATGGATTTAAATCAAAATCATTAATGAATATAATGAATAAAGCTACCAATGCTGAATTTAGATTTGGTACTACCGGTACATTGGATGGTTCCCAAACACATGAATTAGTATTACAAGGTCTATTTGGTAAGGTATATCGCGTCACTACAACAAAGCAATTACAGGATAATGACACACTTGCAAAACTAGAGATAAAACGTCTGGTTCTTGAATATGAGGATAATGTAAGAAAAGATTTTGGTAAACAAACATATCAAGATGAAATTGACTTTATAGTATCACATGAAAAAAGAAATAAGTTTATAAAAAATCTCGCGCTCGATCTAAAGGGTAATACTTTGATCCTATATAACTATGTTGAAAAACATGGTAAACCACTTTTTAATATGATAAGGAATGATGCTGATGAAAATCGTAAAGTATTTTTTGTATCTGGTGATGTCGCTACCTCCGACCGCGAAGCAATACGAGGAATTGTGGAAAAACAAGGGTCGGCTATTATTGTAGCTTCTCTAGGTACATTTTCTACAGGGATAAATATTAAGAACCTACATAATATTATCTTTGCCTCGCCGAGTAAATCACAAATTAGAGTATTACAAAGTATTGGTAGAGGATTAAGAAAAAGTGATGATGGTTCGGCTACCACATTGTATGACATATCGGATGATATAAGTTGGAAAAAAAGAAAAAACTATTCATTGATACATGCATGGGAACGGCTAAAAATATATCAGAATGAACAATTTGACTATAAAACCATAAAGGTACAAATATGAATCTCCGGCAATTTAAATTGGTAAATAACGATGAGCTTATTTGCGAGTTGGTTCAATACAGTGAAGATGAAAGTGAAATACTGGTTCGCAAGGTTCTAAGAATTATTACAGCTGAAGACTATGATAACAATGTAAGATATTATTCATTTAAGCCATGGATATCATTTCAGGATGAGATAGATGAACTAACTGTTATACAGGCAATGCATGTATTAACAGAGGTAATGCCATCTGATTCTTTGAAAAAACATTTTAAAGTTGCCCTTGGTGATATACAAAAGCAAGAAGCTCTTTCTAAGAAAAATATTGATTTGGATTCTCTTCTTGAGCAAACTGAAAATATGACCGAAAACGAAATTCGAACTTACATGCAAAGTTTGATTGACGATGAAGATACTAGAGATTCTGGCGATACAAATGTAATAGCATTTACGCCAAAGGGTACTATGCATTAGGTATACCTTCCTTCCTTCCCGGTAACTACCTTATTATATCACACTTCTTGTGTCTTGTAAACAAAAGTTTTTAGTTTTTATTTGACAATTTATTGTTTTACAATAGCACTGAGATGTGTTATAATACTATATAATGAAAGGACTTTAAAATGGCAAAAAGTAAGAGAGCAAGTGCACATTATGTGAACAATGCTGACTTTTCACAAGCAGTTGTTGACTATGTTACAACAGTGCAAGAAGCCAAAAAAAGCAATCAACAACGCCCCATTGTACCTGACTATATTGCCAGCTGTTTTTTACGAATTGCTGAGGGTTTATCTCATAAATCCAATTTTATTCGCTACACTTATCGCGAAGAGATGGTCATGGATGCAGTTGAAAATTGTTTAAAGGCTATTGAAAATTATAATTTAGAAGCGGCTACGCGTACAGGTAAACCAAATGCTTTTGCATATTTTACACAGATTACCTGGTATGCATTCCTACGTCGTATTGCAAAAGAAAAGAAACAGCAAGAAATTAAACTAAAATATTTAACCAAATCAGATATTGGTGCCTTTATTGATAACGAATTGGGTGATGATATGTCCCAACAAGTTGTAGGGGCTTTTGTTGATACCTTACGGGATCGTATTGATAAAGTAAAGAGCTTTGATGGCGAAGTAAAAGAGTTTGCAAAAGAAGAACGAAAAAGAAAAAGATCACGAATTGCAGACTCAGACCTTGGGGAGTTTATGACTTGAAAATTGCCATCCTAAATGATACACATTGTGGTATTAGAAACTCTGCTGAGATATTTTTAAATAATGCTGCAGACTTCTATACAAATGTTTTCTTTCCAGAATGTGAGAAACAAGGTGTACAACAAATTGTACATTTGGGTGATTATTATGACCACCGTAAATTTGTAAACTTTAAGGCTTTAAATCATAATCGTAAAGTGTTTTTGGAACCTATGCGTAAAGCTGGTATGCGTATGGATATTATTCCAGGCAATCATGACACATATTATAAAAACACTAATGATCTAAATTCACTAAAGGAACTATTAGGTTATTACATGAATGAGGTCCATATTATTATGGAACCTACTGTAATGGAATATGGTTCATTAAAAATGGCTATGTTACCATGGATTAATCAAGAGAACTATGAAAGTACCATGAAGTTCATCCAGGATTGTAAGGCTGATTGGCTTGGTGCTCATTTGGAACTTGGTGGTTTTGAAATGATGCGCGGCATAAAAAATGCGCACGGTATGGACCATAAACTTTTTAATAAGTTTGAACTGGTTATGACAGGGCATTTCCATTGTGGGTCAAGGCAGGATAATATATGGTATCTTGGTTCACAGATGGAGTTTTTCTGGTCAGATGCACATGATCCAAAATATTTTCATATTGTAGATACAGAAACAAGGGAAGTGGAAAGAATTAGAAATCCATACACTTTGTTCGAAAAAATTGTTTACAATGATGAAGAAATGGATTATAATACTTATGACCTATCTAATATTGATAAGAAATTTATCAAAGTTGTGGTGGTTAATAAAAAGGATTCATTCTTATTTGATAGATTTATTGATAGAATTCAGAGTCATGATATTCATGAACTAAAGATTGCTGAAAATTTTAATGAATTTCTTGGTGAGAATGTAGAGGATGAGGAAATTAAGTTTGACGATACTGAGGCTATAGTCAATACCTATATTGATGCTGTTGATACAGACCTTGATAAGGATATGATAAAGTCACAGGTTCGAGAACTTATGGTGGAAGCACAGGCACTTGAAATCGCATGATATTATTTAAAACTGCCAGATGGAAAAATTTTCTATCTACTGGTAATTCATTTACCGAAATTAATCTAAATAAAGATGAAACCACTCTAATTGTAGGACACAATGGAGCTGGTAAGTCTACCATTTTGGATGCAATATCATTTGCACTATTTGGTAAACCACATCGAAATATTAATAAACCTCAACTTGTAAATTCAATCAATGGTAAAAATTGTTTGGTTGAGGTAGAGTTCCAAATTGGCCAAGGTGATTTTAAAATTGTGCGTGGTTTAAAACCAGGTATATTTGAAATTTGGAAAAATGGTACGATGATTAATCAATCGTCCCATGCCAAAGAATACCAAAGGATCCTCGAGCAGAATATCCTGAAACTCAACCATAAGAGTTTCCATCAGGTAGTAGTGCTCGGCTCCTCATCCTTTATCCCGTTCATGCAACTACCTTCTGGACACCGTAGGGATGTTATCGAGGATCTTTTGGATATCAACGTGTTTTCAAAAATGAATATGTTGTTACGTGAAAAAACTAATTCTCTTAAAGAACAAATAAAAGATATTAATTACAATATTGACATACAAAAAAATAAAATTGACACACAGACAAAATACATTCGTGATATTACAGCATTAACCGAAGAGAATAAAAGAGAATATGAACTTAGGATACATGAGGCGCAGAATAGTATCAATGAATTACAGACTGCGAATAGTGAGCTTAGCATGGGCCTCGAAGAATCTATTCGAGAGTCCGAGGAAGGGCTATCGGCTTTACATGATAAACGCCAGGCCCTTATGCTCAGAGGTCAAGATAGGCAGACCAATCTCTCCAACGTCAGGAAGCGGATCACCTTTTTCGAAAAGAATGAGGTATGTCCCGTATGTGACCAAGGCATTTCAGACTCGCATAAACATACGATTCTCGAATCTGCGCAGCAAGAAGCCAATAATATACAATCCGAATGTCGTGAGGTCGGGACGGAAGGGACATCCGTGGAAAAAGAGATTGGCGAGGCCGGGAGCATACTTCGAACGCTTCGGTCTAGATTATCTGAACTCAACGAGAACAACATACAAATCTCTGGACTCCAAAGACAAATTAAAGAATACCAATCATCTTTAGATAAGGATGTAAGTGCTGACCTTTATAATGCAAAGACTGATCTAGAAACTATGAAGACCTGGAAGGTTACTCTTTTAGAAAACAAGATTAACCTATCAGAGCAATATAACTATAATTCTGTTATTGGTGAGATGTTAAAAGATACCGGTATCAAAACCAAAATCATTAAACAATATCTACCTGCAATTAATAAATTGGTAAATCAATATTTGCAA